AAGAGAAAGAACTTCTCGTCAGATTTTAAGAAGATTAAAAACTGAAGTTTTGGATTTACCTGAAAAAATTATGACCCCCGTTTACCTTCGTTTAAAATCAAGATTGTATGAAGGTCTTATGGGAGAGTATTATGATTGGTATAACAACAGACAAGAAGAATCAAAATCACTTTCGGTTCAGTTTACAAAATTGATGAAAGTAAGACAGGTGATTGCTGAGGAAAAAATACCTATCACAATTGAACTTGCTGAGAATATTATTGAACAAGGTAAGAAAGTTATTATCTTCAGTAACTTCACCGAACCACTCAAAAAGATACACGAACATTTTGGAAAAAAATCTGTTTATTTAGACGGTTCAACACCAAAACCATCAAGACAAGACGCTGTGGACAAGTTCCAAGAAAGTGATAAAGTCCAAGTTTTTTGTGGTAATATGAAAGCCGCAGGAGTTGGTCTAACATTAACTGCGGGTGAAGCGGTGATTATGAATGATTTATCATTTGTTCCAGCCGAACATTCCCAAGCTGAGGACAGAGCGTATAGATATGGCCAAAAAAATTCCGTTTCAATATATTATCCTTTATTTGAAAACACTATTGAAGGCGTAATCTACGACATTCTTTCACACAAGAAACAGATTATCGGAACTGTAATGGGTGATATAGAAGATAATTCTGTAGATATTGTGGAACAAATACTTAACGAAATCAATAGTAAGTAAGTATTTATTGTTAATGAAATCATTAAACATTTTATCAGAGTCATTAGTTAGTCGTATATTGGGTGAAGAAACACAACCCGAAACCAAGTTTTTTATAAACGAAATGAAGACCATAGGTATTGATAAGTTACCTTACGGTTACGCATCTTTAAGAAGATTTATTGACCCTGAAACAATGAAGTTTCACTATCAGAAACATTACAAGGGGTATGTTAAAAAACTTAATGCAGCTCTTCGTAAGAAAGATTATGGTGATGTTGAACTTGAAAAAATTGTAAAACAAATATCAAAATATAACACAACAATAAGAAACAATGCGGGTGGAGCTTTCAATCACGCATTATTTTGGAAGATGTTGTCACCCACACCACAAAAACCAAGTGGTGAAATTTTTGAAAAGATTGTAAAAGAATTTGGAACATACCGTAACTTCAAAACTAAATTTGAAGAGGTTTCAAGAAAAAGATTTGGTTCAGGATGGTGTTGGTTAGTTTTGACCGATGGTGGGAGATTAAAAGTTATGTCCACATCAAATCAAGATAATCCACTTATGAACATAATAAACAATGGTGGTTTTCCGTTGTTAGGTTTAGATTTGTGGGAACACGCTTATTATTTAAAATACCAAAATAAAAGAGACGAATATATTGAAAACTTTTGGGATGTAATTAATTGGAAATTTGTTAATGATTTATACAAAACCAAAACTAACAAAAATTTAAAAGAATCCGTTTCTAATAAAAAACTTTTGATGGAAGAATATAATACTTCTGATTTTGCAGATATTTTCAGTAACAACAAAACAGTCCTTTGGAAATATAGAAAATGTATTGATAACACTTTGAAAAGTGTTATGTCAGATAAGTGGTATGAAAATAACGAATATCATCACGGTTCCGCTTCAGGTATTTACAACTATGAAACAGAGGGTCGTTCAGTAATTAATAAATTGAACACAAACTATATTGGGTTTAAAATTTTAGTTGAAGATATTAACATTGTTTTACAAAGATTAAATCAACCAAAATTAGAATTCATTGGTGTAACTCCTGAAAAACAAATTCAAGAAATTGATAGATTTTGTTCAGTTTTAAAAACATACGGATTTGGAAAAAGAATATTCGAAGGTTCCAAAACTTTAGACAAGATTATGTCCCTTTTGAATAGGACTCACAAAAAAGGTGGTGACCTTGAAACATATGTTGCGAACAAAATTAACAAAGAATTTGGTGAAAAGACCGCAACTCTTATAGGTAGTTTAGGTTCCAAAGAAGATTTTGCGGGAACTGACTTAATAGTAAATTTTGATAATAAAATACAATCAGCTCAGGTTAAACCTATTTTGAGTATGGAAGTAATTGAAGGTTTCTATCATATTAAAATCAAAGGTTTTGTTAAGAAGTTTAATACTGACCTATTAATTTTTTCTAACTTAAACCAACCTGTATATATTTTTAAGAACGAAAATGTTGATTTCAGTTCAAGTTTATTTAAAATCCCAACCGATAATTTAATTTATACTGTGAATTGATATTTATATAAAAATATCATTTCATGAATACAATAATTGCAGAACCTTTCAGAAGTCAACTTTATACAAAAGTAAGACACATACTTGGAGCCCCACTTCGTTCAATCGAATTAGAAGATGAACAAATGGACTCAATATTGGAATTTTCTATTGGGGATTACTCCCAATATGTTCAAGATTGGTTAATTGAATCCCAATGGACATCATTAAACAATTTGAATTTAGATACTCAATCTTTATCAAGAGCGTTTGTCACTAAAAGTTTAGATTTTGAAAATAGATACGCTCAAGCATATTCTAAAATTGTTGGTCTACAATCAAGTCCACTTGGTGATTGGGTTTTGAAGAAGGATTATATAACATTAGTACCTAACCAACAGATTTACGAAATCCCAGCAGGTCGTGAGGTTAATGAATTATTATGGTTTACTCCAACCGCACTTAACAATATACTATTTGACCCATGGAGTTTTGGAGCTCTTGGTGGGTATGGAATGGGTGGTCCGGCGGGGTATTCACAAATGGGTTATACAGGTTCATACTTTATGATGCCAGCATTTGATATGTTACTAAGATTACAAGAAATTAATATCCAAAGAAGAATTATTGCGGGTGATTTAACTTATAGAATTACAGGTTTACCTAATGGTAAAAAGGCAATTCATTTAATGCAAACACCAGGTGGAAAATTTGACTTTGGTAACTCATCACTAAGAAACTCTCAAGTTTGGTATTGGTATTACGATGTTGGACCTGAGGACAGAGACGCATGTTTGGCTGCAAATCCTGACATAATTAAACTTCCGTCTGACGTTCCTATGAACTCTATATCTTGGTCTGACTTAAATGAACCTGCTCAACAGTGGGTTAGAAGATATTTTGTGGCAGGATGTAAAGAAACATTGGCTAAAGTAAGAGGAAAATATTCAGGTAACTTAAAAACTCCTGATTCAGAATTAACAATGGATTACGCATCATTGGCAACTGAAGGTAAAGATGAAAAAACAAAACTAATTGAAGAGTTAATTGGTGCAGATGGTAGATTAACAAGATTAAGACCTGAAAAGATTATGGAACGTGAAGCGTTATTAGCTGAAAATCTAAATAAACAAATGAAGTTCAGAGCGTTCCCAAGAAACATGTATGTAATTTAATTTTTATGAGTATACAAAAATCAATTCCGATGCGTAGAGTTATCGGAACACAAGTTTTACAAACTTCTGAAGTATGTATGGTTTCAGACGAAAGTTATACAACAGAAGGAGAATCAGTAGTTATCACAAAAGAATTAGATGAAATTGAAATTATCTTAAATCACTCTAATACTGACCATGTAATTGTTAAAGCTCTTACAAATACAAAAATCAAACCCATTGAGGGTTTGATTGATGAAGAGTTCAATGAGCTCAATATTGAAAAGGGCGCCTGTGTTGAACTATATTATGCTTTTGGTTCTTGGTTTATAGTGTCATCTGACGGATTAAAACAATCTTAAACCATTTCTTCCCAACCTTCTTCCGCCAATTCATAAATGTATTCAGGGTCAACACCTCGTTTTTCCCAGTACTTTAATTCTTGGTCTGTAATTGTTAATAAGTCCTCAATACTATCTTGGTCTTCAGGTTCAAAAGGAACACCATTAATTAGTTTACATTGTTCTTTGGTGAAGATACCTCTATCTTTTGGGTCATTAACAATTAAGTTATTTCTTACTTCTTTGTTAAAAACAATCAATAAAGGTTCAATTCGTTTATTAAATGTTACTACGGCTCTTGCTACGTTATATTCACCTGTCATATCAGGATTTGATTCTAATTCAGCTGGATTTAATCTATAACAATTAAGTTTTACATAGGATTCAACCATTTCACGAGGTATTTTACCATACCCTTCCATCATATTATCCAAATCAGATTGTGACCATCCCTTCTTAGGTTGGTTAACTTTTTGAACATCCCCGTGTGATGCTTTAATACCATTATTTACATAGAATATTACATCACCCAAACTAACCGCAATACCATCTCTCATAGCCAATTCCATATGTGCCATACGTGACATTTCATTACCTGCTTTGGTCTTTTCTTTTGAACGTTTTTTATAGTCGTCAATAGACAATTTAACCTTTGCTCTTTGAGCAATCTTCATAAGTGGAATTTGTTTATTATAAATCTTTTCCAAGTATTCGTAATACCACTCAACAAAATCTTGACCATTACCTTCTAACAACATCTTGATTCCTTTGTCTAAGAAGTCCTCAATATATAATGGTAATTTTTTACTCTTAATTGAGTTACCTGTAAGTTTAATCTTACCATTATGTTCCATTGTTGCGTAGTTCTTACGAGCAATATTCATACATGATTTCCATGTTCCATCACAATCTAATCCCATAGCACCTTTCATAAATGTGTCGTTAAACTCAGCAACATCGGCATCGTAACCTTTGTATTCTTTACCCTCTTTAACCAACCAATTCTTACCCTTACCAATGTAAACTCTGTCTTCCACACCACCTTCAGGTAATGAGAAGTTCATACCATCCGTATCACATACAAGTGGTGTGTATCCTCGTTTCATAAAGAATCGTAGCATCTGACGTAAGTATTGTCGTCCTGTACAAGTAATCTGTTCACCCATATACATATCACCCCAGTGATATACTTGTGGTGCGGATAACGCGCCGAACATTGAATTAATGAATATCTTAATCGGTAATTGTTTACGGTCATAAGATGTTGCTTGTTTTTTATCAATGTCCTGATATTCCTTGGCCAAGTTTTTATACTTGATACGAGTATTACGGAAGTAATTTAACATTCCTTTCATTGCTCCTGTAATATCACAGGTTGGGAATACATCGTGAACAAGCTGTATTGAAGGATAAAGTGATGAGAAGTCAAGTTTCAATACATCAGTAGAAAATCCTACTTTAAGTAGTCGTGATAGTCCGCCGACAAACTCTGTCTTTTCATTTTTAGCAGGAATTGCTAACATATGTTTATAAGACCATGCTCTCATTTGGATTTCCCATAATGTAGCAGTCCCCATTGTTGAAACCCTTTCATATGTTGTTGGAACTAAAGACGCAAGTAAGAATGAACCTTGGTTGAATTCTTCGTCAACTGTTAGAGTTTCCTCCAAGTCATCGTCAAGGTATCGTTCAACTAAATCATCACCTGTTGTCTTAATGTAGATGTTTGAGTACTTTGAACACGCCTCATCAATTGTGGGGTCTATCCCCACTTTCTTATATTTACCATTTTGGATGTTCAACCAAAACTCTTCTTTCTTTGCATAGAACGGACCAATATCTGTGTGGTCGATGTAAACACGGTCAGGGGCTTCCGCTTTAATATATTGAGTAATGTATTTCAAACCTGCAGATTTAATAGAAGAGTTAATTGCTTGAGCTCTTCTAACTGCGTGTAATGTATCCACAACATTATAACCCCACATTGATGTCTGATTAAACCTTTCAACTTCGTTAGCAAGTTTCAATAAACTTTCGGATTGTTTAATTGGGTTAATTGGATTTAATGTTTTAGCAACTTTTCTTATATCCAAGTTCAAAGCTTTAGCTCTTTCAAAAATCCATAACCAGTCGAAGTTAAATCCGTTGTAAGAAGCGATAATACTTGGTTTAAGTTCATCTATGGTGTTGAAAAACTTAATAATACCTTCCCTCTCTTGGTCTTCATTTGAACACTCAATTACTTGACTGAAACCTTTATTGGTTTTCATACCTATCATGAATATACGACCGTCTTTTGGTTCTAATGCGGTCGTCTCCAAGTCAAATACAAACCTCGTAATACTGTTGTAATCCTCAAAACCTTTGAATAACCTTTTTTCTTTGGTAACCAAGAACTGTTCAACAGGTGGTAATATGAGTACCAATCCTTTTGTTGTTTCACCCCACGGGTCAACACCACCATCCCTAAAAAATTGTATTAATGAACGATAACCATTTAAAGATTTAACCATGAAAGTCAATCCTTTTTCTAATCGTTCATTACCGTCTGTTCTTAATTTTTCAATAACAATTTTGTGTTTTGTCATCGCCTCTTTTTGTAACGCCTTTGAGGACTTGTAAAAGTTCAATCCACGTAAATCACCTACCCAAGCGAATGGGATGAAGGTATCTTTTTTAATCTGTTTTCCGTGAATTGGGTGTTCGATAATTTTCCAAACACAATCTTTGACGTAATCGTATTCTACACTGACGATATATTTTTCGTCATCATTTCCTTGAAGGAAATTTTCAATTTCTTCGTTTGATATCATAAATTTAAATGGTGTATTTGCTTCCGAATTAAGGTCGGAATTTACCTTGTGTGGTAAGTTTAACCAAATAAAAATTATAAGTCAAATAAAAAAACCCACTCTTTTGAAGTGGGGTTCTTGTAACTTTTTTAAGATTATGATTGTATTAGTAAGATAATTTCATCAACCAATGCTGTTAATAATGTTTGGTCAATCTGAGACCAAGTAACTGAAAAAGATGTTTCTACAGTTCTGTCTTCAGTACCTTGACCTAAATATCTTACGTCCGTACCTTCGAAGATATGAATTACATGATAATCAGTTAGTGTTACACCTGTTGGTGGTAAAAATGTTTTTACGTGGTCGACAAATGAAGTTAAAGTAGTTAAAGAAGAGGATTCAACTTTACCATTATTAGTTTGTCCGATAATTTGAGTTTCACCATAACCGAATATGTGAATTGTTGAAAATTGTCCCATAATGTTTTTTATTTATAAATATATTGATTTTTTATTTTATTATGGGTCACAACAAGGTCTGTCTATAATGTAATTGTTTGAATATGGAGTATAATCCAAACTGAAACTTTCTAAAACTGAAACATAAACCTTTTCTTTAAGTGGTAAAACAATCACTCCATCTGTATCCTGAGCAGAAATTTGAACTGAATATCTTCCACTTAAATTTGTTTCCCTATTCGTAAACTGATAGTTTAAGAAATAAACTATTTCTTCACTATTAACAGTTGAAGAACTGTAAGTTACATAACAAGGTTTTGAAGTTACTTTGAACTTTTTTGAAACTTCATCGTATAAAGAAATATAAAAAGTAGTATTAAGTAAATCTTGGTTTCTACCAAAATCACTTCTACCGTCTTTTGCAATTTCTATTTGAAAAATAGGTAATGTTGCATTTTTTTTAATTATCCATTCCATGCTTAAGTACTTACATAAGTTTCACCTATTTTTATTATTAACTCCTCCCTTAACGGAAGTATTTGAGTTCCCTCGTCATTCAGAAAAACAAATTCTCCCTTGAAAAGTCCTGATTGGTTAGTGTCTGATGAAGTGAACCTATAATAAATATAATATTCAGTCGCGGCATTTGGGTCAACAAATGTTTTTTCAACAAAACCACCAAACTTGTTAAGTATCTTGTATGCACCTGTATTAAGATTTACCATAGAAAAATAAATGGTAGAGTTTTCAATCAAAGACATAAACTCGTCAATATCAGCAACACCGTCTTTAACGACTTGCATTTTTAAGACAGGTAATGTTGCACCCTTATTAATGAAAAACTCCATAGATACTTTTTTTTATAAATATCTATTTTAGCATTCTTTCCTTAAATCACTTGAATAATGTTCGAATCTATCGTGTTCGGTGGGTGTCATTAGAAGAATACCCGGATTTAATTTACCCTGAACTGTCTGTTGGAAGTTGTGAGACATGATTGTTTGTTCAAAAGGGGATTGAAATCTTGTTTCTAAATAACATTTGTAACTTCCTTTTTTTGAAAGTATAATTGGCCAGTTACATATGTAGATTTGACCCGATGCGTATGGTATTCCCTTATGTGATTTTATTTCTTTGAATTGTGTTCTTGGAGCATTTGGGTCTAAACCCATTTGTGGTAATCTTTTGTTTTTTGGCCAATGTTGTTCTCTGAAATGTTGCGGCACGTTATACCACGACCACTGTGTACTATTGTCCCCGTAAAACTCTGTAAAGTTTAATTTTAGAAAATCAAAGTTTTCTTTTTGTATAATCTCCAAAGTTTTATAATAAAAATTATCTGAATATCTTGGAAATCCATTTTTACAAACCGATTGTTCGGTAGTATAAAAGAACATGTCGTCTTCAAAGAACAACATATAATCCAAACCTGTTTCTTCAAAATGTTCGGCAATCCATTGTCTACCTCCTGTAATCCCCAAATTATCTTTTTTAATATGTTCAAAATTATATTCTTCACATATTTTAATATACTCATCTGTTGTAGATAAATCTGTTGAGTTATTTAATAAAAATTTTTGTGTTTTATCAATATAATTTTTATCAAATCTTAACATTGAATCAATTAAAGTTCTGAATTGATTTGGTGAATTGAATGTTATAACATATAAAGCAACTTTATTAATGTCAGTGTCTTGTTCTATAACCTTACATTCATTCTTTTTAATTAAACTATCATTTTTTAAATCTTCAAAAAACTTTCCAAACAAACCATTTGATTCAATTTCAAAATAGTTTATTAGTTCAGGAAACTTATAAACCATAATCGAAAATATTGATTCTTCAGTACCCATGAATCCTTGTGATAAAGTTTCATTCATCAAGTTGTAATATTCCCCATTCATTTCTGCGATAGTATCTTTTGGTCCACCGAAGAAACCTCCACGAGCAACTTTTTTTACATCATCACCAGCCCAATCATTAATTTCAGGGTATGAAAAACCATGTATTTCGTTGTTGGCATCGTATGGGAAACAAACGAATGTGAACTTATTCACATATTTACTAAACTTATCCAAAACTTTGTCGTGTGTAAAATAACCAGGATGAACGGTATTTGAAAGACCTGCGTCAATCCAAAACAAATATTCTGAATTAAACTTGTCAAAAATCCTTGCGTCGTTTAACAAAAACATTTTTGACATTACAAGTGGATTATAATTTTCTAACCTACCTTGTGTCGATTCTTTTAACCAAGATGATTGATTATACCAATCAGGGTTAGTTCTAATTTTTTGTATTTTATCGTAGAAATCATTTTCAATAAACCAACTCTTATCTCTTCTAATAAATTGGGTATTTGATTGT